AAAACAATGGAAGACCTGCATGTTGCGTATGACGGTACTGTTCGTAATGTGAATGGTTCCATATTCCAACATCACTATGGCGGAGATGGTGTAGATAGTGTTTATACTGAAAATCAGCCAATCGAGCTACCTGTAATGTCAATGGAACAACTATATCATGAGTTTGGTGCTTCAAAGGCTGATTTTGAAGCCGTGGTAAATGGTGCGATTGGTGAAAGTCCGCCTGACTTAACTGAGCAGCTACTTCGTGACCGAGATTCACTTGTTAAGAATGTATTTCGGTTTAAGAAAGGTTCATCGGTAATGTCACCTGTTCCCCTTAAGCGCCTTTGTGAGAAGTTTAATAATCCATATGCAACTAAAACTGATTTAACACCTGAATATGTTGTCGCCGAACTAGAAAAGTTCTCTTCACAAGCATGGATTCAACACAATAAGCTATTTCATATTCTGTTGCGATACTACTTGGCCCCCAAAAAGTCAATTATTAAAATGCGTCTCAGTCAGGCAATGTTTGATGAACTCCTCACGGAGATTCGCTTTCGCTATATCAAGAGTCGTGTACATCCTGGTGAGATGGTGGGAACGCTTGCAGCCCAGTCGATTGGAGAGCCTACTACTCAGCTTACACTCAACACGTTTCACTCTGCTGGCACAGCTAAGGCAAATGCTACTGCCGGAGTTCCTCGTATTGTAGAACTTCTCGGTGCATCACACAATCCAAAGAATCCCGGTAACATTATCTATCTCGACCCAAGCATTGCTGGTTCACAAGTAGCAGTCATTTCAAAGATGAAAGATATTCAGAAAACTACACTCCGTGATATCACTAAGTCTGTTAGAATTTATCATGACCCAAACCCTCTTTCAACAAATACAGCAGTTCAAGAAGACCGTGAAATTTTACAAACATACGAGAAGTTCTCGGTAACGCAAGGAAATACGTGTGTATCTCCTTGGATTATGAGACTTGAGCTAGATACGATGGAAATGGCTGCTCGCCAAATCATTGATATGACACTCATTCAAACAAAAGTTGAAAATAATAAGGTTCTTCGCGTATTTAGTTGTGTTCATACGGATACGAATTCTCCAGATAAGATGGTTCTTCGAATCGTATTTGGGTCAGATATGGTGAAGAATGCTCTATCTCTTCGTTTTATCGAAGACAAGCTTCTCGATACTGTGCTGCGAGGCGTAGAAGGAATCGGACGCGTATTTGTTCGTGAAGTGAATGATGAACTCATATATGATGAAAAGGTCGGAGGATATACTCCTCAGAAGCAATATGTACTTGATGCTGAAGGAACAAATCTTCTCGACCTTGCTACGGTTCCAAATGTTGACCCTCTGCGTAACTGGTCAAATGATATTCATGAAATTCTAGACGTCTTTGGAATTGAGGCAGTCCGTGTGGCTCTCTACGAAGAGTTCATGGAAGTATTTAAGTCTGGCGGCGAATCAGTGAATTATCATCATATGATTACACTTGTAGATACAATGACCTACTTAGGACGTATTATGGAGGCTAACCGATTCGGAATGAATAAGGGTGAGAATGGCGTTCTGGCCAAGTCTTCATTTGAGGAGACGTCTAAGATTCTATTTAATGCCGCACTTTCTGCTGACTTTGATAACATGAAGGGTGTGTCTGCAAATATTATGTTCGGACAGAAACCTCCTTGTGGTACTGGATTTGTAGATATTCTAGTTGATGAATCAAAGCTCCCCGAAGGAACTGAAGAAGACCTATCAGTCTTTGAAGCGGATCTTGCAGCTGCAAATGCGCGAGTAGATGCAGAGGATAGAAAGGATGCAGAGCAGGGAGGTGTTCGCATGGAAGATATTGCAATGGAGTGGTAGAAAATGAAATTACTTGATACAAATATTAGGTTGTAATATGTATGTGGCAGATAAATACAAAATATACACCTCTGAGGAGGTGTCAGCATTCGTTAAAAAGTTTGATACAAGTAATCCAAAATGGAGTGATCTTTTAACAATTGATTATTTCTACAATAATCACATGGCAGACTACGACGGCGGACTATCATTTATTGACCGTATATATGATAAGCTTGGTCATTTCCATCCTGAATGGAATGTTGCTGATCTAAAAAACTGTATTAAGTTATCAAAAAATCCGGAAGATGTATATGGTGATATTATCCAGTTTATGTTTCTAGAACTAAGTGATATTCTCTACTATGGCGTCTAAATACAGTAGACATAACTAAATAAAATGGACCCAATCGTTCAAACTGTTATTGCAAAATTTCAGCAACGGTCTGAATTAGGACAGAAAAAATACAATACAACATTGGAGGCGAATAATGCACCATTTTTAGATTGGGTGAATCATATGCAGGAGGAACTCATGGATGCTATTCTATATCTTGAAAAGATGAAGGTAACCTACCAACTCCAGGAACCTCCAAATCCACTCTGATACACTGCTAATGATTTAGGGTATTTTTTCTTTAGGCAGCCATGCAATAGTTTATCATCTCCAGTAATACATTGATTTGGTTGAGCAGGTCGGTATTCAGAGTCATTCACCATAAAAGGATATATCTTCTCCGTGTCAATGATATGTACATTGTCACGTGGCTTGATTCCTTTACGAAAAAAATATGGTCCAGTTTCAGTATTTATACGAACATTATAGAAATCAATATCATCCAAAGTTACTGGATGAAGAAGACGTTTTAGAACAATACATCCGGGAACACATGCAAAAAATCCATTAGAAATATAGTGTCCTGAACCTCCCTTACATTTGAGTCCGCACGGGTCTTCGTTTGCAGTAACTAGCTCAAAATGTTTATGTTTTTCAATATACTTAAAAAATTCATCGCTCACTTCAAAAAGCGAGTCCATATAAATACCGCCAAATCTGTGTAGTAATTCATATCGTGCTAAATCCGCAACTTGTGCATATCTAGATTGTCCTAACTCTTCACCAACTTCCATAGATTGTTGAATATAGGTATAAGTAATAGGTAGCATTTCTATCTTCAGGTCATCATTCGTCCATAACTTATAAATAAACCCATTTTTTTCAGCACAGTCTCTTGCGCCCTTCATTAGGTTATATCGAACTGATGTTTTATCAAGAGCATGACCAAACCATATCTGATGAAATACTTTTGGAATTTCACGTTTTACAGAAACATAAACTGGTTCATTAAAAAAATGTGAACGTTCACGTGGCTTTAGAGTATTTCCTTTTTTGTTATAAATTTTTTTGCAAATATCTTGTGTTTTTGAATAGAATACCAAAAGATTACGCTTTAGTTCAATTTGTAAGTCGGTTAATTTAGAATCAACACCGAATGTTTTTATTTCTGGAAAATGTTTCTTTACCAACCGATGAATTGTCCGATGATGCTCATGACCGTATTCTCCAATATCATTATGCGTTAGAACTAGTTTCCAAGGATGTTTTGCTAATTGTGTTAAACCATGTTCAAAGGGACTTCCATAAAATTGTTTATCTGACTCGGACGGGTCATCCGTATATTCTTCTTTAACATCATACATCACGTAACGAGTTACATTGCAAAATGACATAGTGCGATAAAATTCAAGTGAGCGTATAGGGTCGCTTAGATGTGAGGCACACACTACAAACCACCCAGGTTCCATTATTAGGTTAATACCTCCCCATAAGACGTCATCATCTGGATGAGCGACTATAAGGAGTTTGTCAACATCCATTATTTAATTCATTGATTTTAGTTACCATGTTTAATTGCTGTAAGCAAGACCACCCATGCCAGACATTACGCGTAGAATGTTGTAATTAATAGCGTAGACACGGATATCAGCATTATATACATCAGTATTAGATACCTGCTTCTTACCATCAACGCTGAATACTAGTGTTGCGGTATCAATTCGGGAGAAGTTGCAGGTGCCAGAAGGTTGGTGCTCTTCGGGTTTGATTGCGAATGAATACATGTAGACACCTCCTGCCATCTTTCGCGTGTCAGTTGTGGGAGCGGGAGTAGCAACGCCATATCCATTGTCACCATCGGCAAACCCGATACCACTGTGGTGCTGGAAAGGCTGTACTGCGGCATAGTATGCTCCGGGTAGAGATGGCACACGGTCTTGCCCGTTGAGCTGAAGGGAACACTCATGAATTAGGGCATCATACGTGAGAGGAGATATACTTAGCGTAGCGGGAGGAGCAATTGTGCAGTTGCGTCTCCATGAGTATTGAGTTACCCAGATGAGTTCCTTTATAGGGTGATTGAAAGTTAAATCAATACGATTCTGAGCAGATGTTAGTCCCTTATCCTCGTTATACTGCGTCTGTTCAATGAGATATTCGTGAGACTCCTGTGCCATTCGCCGGCGCTCTTCTACATCGAGGTATACATAATCGATTAGCAAGTTCGCTTGGCCTGGGCCAGAAGAGCTTACACCGCTCGTGAAAATCTGGCGAACCTTGTTCCAAAGAATGTTGATTTTTACCTCATGGTACTGAAGAGCAATTAGCGGTAGAGCAGCTCCTGGATTGCGGCAGAAGAAAAAGAGTAGAGGAATGTACGTAATATTATTACGGAAGGGGCGTCCAGTAGTGGGGTCACATGTTCCATTGGTGCTGTCAAGCGTCTTGGCCATTCGGTCCATGTTAGTGCGCTGGTCACTGGTATATGCAAGCTGACTCCATAGCCATAAAAACTCACCGTATTGACGGTCAATAATCTGACCACCAATATCAAGCTCCGCATACTCGAGCAAATTAAATGCGGACCTGCGCCCGTTATCAGTATAAACTAGCGTGCCAGAGTCATCAAGAAGCTCTACCTCGATGTATGCTGAAGATACGAGATCTGCATGGCGACCAAGAACGGCTGAGTGCTTTGTCCCCCAGGCGGCTTGTCCTGTCATGTTGACGCGAAACGGCTCCATTGCAAAATTCGTGTGGCGCTTAAACAGTCCTCTCCAAAATGTAATTTGGGGGTTTCCGGAGAGGTATGCATCTTGAGCACCATAGGCAACTAGTTGTAATAAACCACCACCCATTTGTCTTTATATGTTACTTATACTCAATTTTTTTGTAGATAGCTAACTTACTTGCGGTGACGGCGAGTCTTTCCACCACGACGTTTCTTTCCAGCACCTTCCGTAGGCATAGCCGCAGGTGCAGACGTGGCGGGCATCTCCTCTTTCTCCTCACCACCCTTCTTGTGGTATGTCTTTTTCGCCGTCTTTAGGACATGGGAGAACCACTTCTTACCCATAGACTTCTTCTCCGCTTTCATTGTCTTCATTGTTGCCTTTACGTGAGTTAGCCACTTGCTCATTTTGTTTTAACGCAAACATTTTATCACACCGTGACCGTATATATTGGTGATGTATGGCTCAAAGGTTGGAATGATACAGCTGGGTCAGGCATAGTTGGCTTCTTGTATTTCTTGGGCTTGAGGGGTCGAAGTGCAGCGGGTTTGAGAACTATACTGTTTTCTTGGAATTCTCCAATATACAATTCCATCATCGTATCAATTGACCCATAGTTCATCATAATCCACTGGCAGCCAAATGTAAATAAGATTTGAGGATTATAGTTAACTAAATCATTTCCAATATCAGGAACAACCATTGTAATGTTATTGCGGTTGTAATCAATTAATTCATCTTGGTCATGTGGCTGAGATGCCTGCGTATATGTCATTCTGCGTAGATGAGAAGATGACCACGAAAGATTCACCAGTTCTTCAAATAGAGTACCTTTTACAGCACTTCCTCCCGAAACTATAATCAATTTATTCTGAAGATTGCATACCGGTTCTATTGCGAGGTTTTTGCGAGTATAGCTAAAATGCGAGTCAAGCATATATGGGCGACATGCGGATGTTTTTAATATTTCTGCGGCTGCATTAATTGTTTTTGTCTTCTCGGTATGAAACACTAAGCTTAAAATAAATGGGTCGGACGAAACTGGTGATGCAATTGTGTTAAATGCATTTTGCCCAATAGCTGCACAACATGCATCAAAAGGGACTGTATTATACGCGTAATCTGTTCCTAATTTTTGATTCTTTAATCCAACAACAGGCTTATCATCTACATCAGAATAGATATCTAATTCTACAAGACGCACGCCAGCTTTTATAGCCATGGGAATAATTTTCTCACTAATATAATCATACACATCTGCGCCAGGAAACACAGAATATGATGATGATGCAGCATAGAAATCGCATAACCTATAGTTTGTAGGTTGAGGACATCCTAGTGGTGCTAATTTTGTAACTTTTGAGTATGTCTTAAAAATAGGTTGAGCCTTTGCAATTGCTTTATTTCCCGATGGTGTTAATGAAACCCAAAGTGCATATGCGATGCACATAATCAACACAGCTAGTATAATGTACTGCATAGTAGGAGAAACATTCTGTTGTATCCATTCCATTACTTCTTACCAATACTATATAGCACGCCTCTAAAACTTCTTACAACTTCATCGGGGACTCTCTTTTCTAAAGGAACACCTACAAGACAACACCAGTGAAAATATAAACAATACATTCCACATTCGGAATCTTCATGTTGATGAGCAGTTTTATTGTACGACAGTTCAGTGGGCTTAGAGTGTACTTTTGATGAATCCCATTGTTCTTTCCATCTACGCATAAGACGCTGAATTTCGGGCTCAGGTGCCTTTGAATAAGAATCAAAATATGTAATTCGTGCATGTTCATATTTCTTATCCAAGTCCGCAAATAATGCAATCCAGTGTTGACCAGGGCCTGTGCTCACATCAGTATTAAAAACAATACCAATACGACGAAATCCTTTATCGTATAAATCTTTGATACGAATCGAGCAAAGAGAATCTACAATACATTTTCCCGTTCGAGACTTTTTATCAAAATCAATTGGAATGCATCCGAGAAACTTATATTTTGCAAATACATGCATAAAGTCGTTTTCAACATTATCAATATCTAATGAAGATAACCATTCCTCAGGACTAGACACCCATTCCTCAGGAGCTTTTGATTTTTTAAGCATATGAGCTACTATACATTCTGCAGTGCCTGCGCTACATTTCTCATGTAGTCTTTGACGAATCGTATTCCACACTTTCCCCATAGGTCCACTAGGAATGGGAGATTCTGACGTGTGCTCTTCATTATAGACTTTTCGTAAATTTTCTACCTCATCCGCATCCATTATCTTGAAAACGGATTATGTTTGATGTGAAATTATATAACACTAAACGATGGAAGCAATGAATGACCTTAAACGATGCGTCAAGCAGTATCGCGATGTTGATAATGAACTTCGAGTTCTTAATAAGCAGGTTTACACAAAACGCGAACAACGAAAAATTGTAGAAATGGAAATGTCAGATTTAGTAAAGCTTCCTCAGTTTTCTGTAGTTGATAAATTGAAAATTGACGATGATGGTTCGTATATTCGTATTCAAAAGCCAGAAACATACTCAAAGGCATGGAGCCTTTCTAAGAAAGATTTAGAACAACTCACTAAGGAGTACTTTGCTTCTACAACAAGTCCTACTGCTCAAGAATGTGCTGCATATATTGTTCAGAATCGCAAGCGCTCTCTTGTAGGAAAAGACTATGAGTTTGAGCGTGTTGTTGCGGAAGATAATTAAGCTATATATTAGACAATGTATACAGGAGGTAAAGCCTTGATAAGGCCATCTTCTTTTTCACGTTTTGATATTCCTGAAAAACTGGAGAAAGAACTAAAGGAACTAGAAACTCAAAAAGATGAAGAGATACACGTTATTTCAGACGAAAAGGTGAGAGATATTGAAGCTGGATTTCTAACTCTTCTTCATTTAAGTTCTCTTAGCATTTCTAAAGAAAACGATAAAAATATCAGAGAATTTCTCAAGAATACACCACGAGAAGTAGTTATAGAGATTCTTGAAGATTTAGCTAGTTACGGCTTAATTCCTCCAATTGAAAAGGAGACACAAGGTGGGGCTAAGTATTCGCCCCGCATGCAAAAATTAACGGAAAAGGGTTTAGAATTTAAGAATTTGCTTACCAAAGTTAAACAAGATAAAGTCATATCAAAACTCGATAGAATTGAAGCGCAACGTAAACTCCAAGCAAAAAGAGATGCTAAAATAGCACTTCAAAGTAGAATATCCGGAATTGACACAACAACACAATTTGAAAATAAGACTTTCAATGAACTAGATGATTTTACAAAAGAGCTTGCTAAATGTGAAAATCATAAACCAAGTGTTTTTGCGGAAAGACTTTTTTCTGAAAAATCTGTCACCGTATGGAAAAATACAGTAACCAATAAATGTAGAAAAATATTTGAATTACACCAACCAGATACGCAATGCGCCAACGTTATCGGAGAATCTAGAATAGGAGATATGTGTTATATTTGTGGGTTAGAAATGCGAAATAATATAAGAAGTATGACACCAAGCTGCGAGCATATACTACCGATTATGCAGGCCATGTTTTTTCTAGATTTATATAGGTCATCCGATACGCCAACAGATGAACAGATGAATATTCTAAAACTAGAGTATGCTTGGACGCATAGATGTTGTAATTTAACTAAGAATGTAACTTCTCTCCTAGAAACACGTATCGATGAAGAAAATTACCCAACATGGCACTTCAATTCAAAAAATACAGATAAAATTCTTAGAAGTATATTTGGAGAAATAAGCCCTAATGAGTGTAATTCTGTAAGAGATTTAGTACCAAAGGAGCAAAGAGAAGCGTGGATACTCGATAGAATCGAAAAAATAAGAACAGAAAAAATTGCTCCAATTCTTGATTATATTGGAAAAAAAGGTATAAATGGAGGAATAGTTGTGATGTTAGGGCTTAAGAATTGCGTGAATCCTACAAAGATTGATAGTAAGTTTCTAGAGATTCTTGCGAGTGAAAAGGAGGGAACACTTGTTGTAACACCTAAAAAGATAAAACTAGAAAAAACAGGCACTATGAAAGTAAAACGGAAAGGTGGCAATAAAAGAACTCATCGTAATAAGAAATGATAATTTATAACCCATTCAACTTTAAAAACCGCTTGTTTGTTAAATCAGACATTCAAGCGATTCTTAAAAAACATCGTTGTGACTTTGAAGTTCAAAATACATCATTGTTTCAAAAAGCAATGATTCATTCATCATATGTTAAACGCGATGTATATACTACGCCTACAGGTGAAGTTACACAGCTTGCAGATAAACCTGCAAATTGTTTAGAGCTATTTGATTCTTCATACGAAACATTAGAGCACCTTGGTGATTCAATTTTAGG